CTACTTACTGACCACAAGCGGCAAATCCAGTGTTGGGGTGATTTTGGTTTTACGATCGTAAATCAACACCTGATTTTCTGTTTTGTGTCCACTGAAAATTTGTTTGTCGCGACTGCTGCCTTCGTAATCTGAAATCCCTTTGGCTTTTATGTCATGGAAGTTGCACCCAAACGGAACGCCGGCTTTTTGCTCGGCTGCACGTTTGGCCTGATTCCACCAGTTGTTCAGCGTTTTAGCTATGACCTTCCCGCCTTTGGTTGTGTTGATCACATACTCGCATGTGCCGGAAGATACATTTCGGGCTAACTGGATCGCCGTACGTAATCGCGGAGACCATTCCTTGATTTGTTTGGTGCCGGTTTTGTTTTGCTCAATGTAAATCCCTTTATCCATAATATCCTGCCATTTTAGCTCAAGCACATCACCGAGCCTTGCCGCACAAAGATAGGATATCTCCATTGCAATGCGTAACTGTGGAATTGCTTCCGCATATATTGCAGCATACTGTTCATCGGTGATGTAAACAGTACGGGCTTTAAGTGTGAATTTTCTGACTCCTTTGCATGGATTATTTTTCACATACCCACGCTCATATCCCCATCCGTATACACGGCTCAGACTTGCCAGTTCATGGTTTGCCTGGGTCTTGCTCTCAAGTCCTCGCTTATCCATGAAAATTCTTACCTGTTCAATTTTTACATTATCAGCAAGCACTTTTCCGAATACTGCCAACAATGCCCTTTGATGTTGCCGATAATCTTTTTGGGTTCGAGGGGCCAGTTCTGTAAATGCAGGGGAGTCCATAAACATGTGCCATAATTTAGCTACTGTCATTATGTTGTGGAGTTTTGCTTTTTCCAGCTCATAATTTTGCCAGACTTTAGCTACGCTGGTTTCCCGCACTCTTCCGAGCCCTATAGTTCTTGTGCTTCCTTCGGGTTTCCATACGTAACTGTAACCATTCGATCTAACACGCGGTGGTAGTGCATTATCTTTTTTGTTTTTTCTTGGTCTTCCCATTGTTCAGCGCCTCAAAATCGGGTTCAGCGGAAACCAGTTCAGGTGCTTTTGGCATCGTAGTCAGTCCGTGTGGAATATCCCTGCGAAGAACTATTGGTTCGTTTTTAGGACCGATTACAAATGGGATACCGTGCAGCCTTAACTGGTGTTGCTGTTTTGTGTATCGCTCGTATTTCGTGATCTCTTGAATCTCTGCTGGCGATAGAGTTAATTCGTACATGTGGTCACGTGCCTTACAGCATGACCGCCGCCAATATAATTCGGAGACGGCGATCAGGGGTGAACATTAAAAATCAACCGGATTCGGGATCAGTTTTTGCCAGATTGCTGAAACGTATTTTGCCTGGTGACGGGCGTCATCAAGTGCATTATGGCGCTCACCTTCGAATGGAATATCCATTCTGGCATCAAAGTCTATGGCTTTTCCTAACTCAACGATTGTGCGTACATCTCGATCGTTGTAGTAACGCCACGGGCAGGGGATCCCCTGCCGTTCGTATGAACGGCGCAAAATCGTGTTGTCGAAGTTGGCTCCATTTCCCCAGACCTGAACAAAAAATTCACCGGAGTTTTCGTCGATAAATTCCCGCAATTGTAACAGTGCATCATCTAACGGGATTTCATCGGTCATAATGGCAGATTGCGCTTCGCGTGATTGCTTAAGCCACCATTTAATGGTGTCCCGATCAATGACTCCGCCAGCAGTTTCCAGATCGATAGTCTTACTAAATTCCGGTCCCATATCTCCGGTTTGCGGATCGAAAAAAATTGCACCTATTGAGATGATCGGGGCATCAGGATTTTTTCCCATGGTTTCAAGGTCGATCATTAGATGGTCACACGTCCTGCTGGTGGATGTGATTTCGTGATGACCGTTCACCTTAATTGAGTGATCTGCCGCCTCGCCAGTTTCATTATCGCTGGCGTGGTCCTGAGCGCTGCCAGCATTCTCCTTGTGTGGATGTTCAGCGCCTTCCATTTCCTCCGGATCATTTTCCTGAACTTCAACCTGATTCTCTTCATCGAATGTTTCCTGGTATGTTGCGTCGCCCATCACCGCGCCACAATCAGGGCAGTTGCCGTCACCGCTCTGACCGCAGGCGGTGCAGACTTTTTCCACTTCCTGTTGCGCCACTGGTTCAGGCTGTTTCGTTTCTGGCTCGTTTTGTAACGCATTTGGGCTGTTTTGTTCCGCTTTCTGGTCGTTCTGTTCCGATTCTTGCTGGTTCTGGTTTACAGAATCGCGGGTTTCAATTCCCTTCACCCATTTCGGATCATTCGGGTCGCTAATCCCTGCAACAAATTCTCCGCGAGAGGCAGCAAGCAGTTCAGCGGCGTCAGGCTGGTTGATATTGGCTGCCTGCATAATTTTGTTTACTTCGTCAGCGGTAACTTTTACCTGATTAACCGGATCTATCTGTGCCTGAGTATCCAGCGATTGCGTGTCCTGGCGATGTTCAGTTGTATCCGGCTCCATTGCTTCAGTCGTTGCCTGTTCATCTGCCATTGCGTCAGACGGTTGTGATTTTTCCTCATTATTTTTTTCTTCTTCTGTTTCGCGTTCAGCAGCCAGTTCGCGGTTAACTTCTTCCAGGATATCTTTTTCCGGTGTATGTCGTGCAGCAGTGAGAGTTTCCTCGGTAGGGTTCTCGTGATCAGTCTCCGTTAAGTGGGCGTTGATATACTCCTGAAGGCGTCCCGGGTAGAGATAAAGTTCAGGGTGAGCACTTCGGATAAGTGCAAAAATAGCGGCACGGGAATAATCCAGAACACCCGGGGTTGCGCGAAGTGCTGCGGACCATTCTTTGAACGGACTTTCTTTCTTCCGGACGATTTCTTTTGCGCGACGATAAACGCTGCCCGGGATTTCATAAATATTAAAATCCATCGGAAGTGTGGCCGCTGCAATCTCCACATCCAGCGTATCGAAGGTGTGTACTAAATTCGGATTGCGATCGGTTTTGTTCCCTCCACCGGCATTAGCACCGGAAGCCGTGCGGGTGATGCGTGAAACACGATTTCCTTTCATCCACTCTTTTGTCAGCAGACCGCGATCGGTGTAGTCAGCGCCCAGGTATGCTTCGAAAAAAGCAGTCATCAGTCCCAGGTCTGAATTACCAGGATTAGGGAAAACTTTGTCCGTGTCACGAACCAGTTTGTGGAGATCGCGAATTTCAAGCGGTTCGAGTTGCGCTGCTTTATTTGAGATGGCCAGCGCGGTAACGGCGGGAAGTTTTTCATCCTGTGCGTTATGTAATGCGCGCAGTTCGCCCCGCGAAACGTGTGTGATCGGTTTTTCGCTGCCGTGCTGCGCCAGCCATCGAACAGGCAGAATCTGACCTGAAACCGGCAGGAGCATGTTCTCCTCAATCTCAGTCATGTCTTCGCCGTTGACGTTGGTATTGTCAGTGCTGGCTGGTTTGTCCTGAACAGAGGGCGAGGGCGCGATAAGTACCATTGTGATACCATCTTCCCCGCCTTTTTCGTATCGGTTGCAGAATTCGGTATCAAACACGCCTTCCGGAGGAAGGTCATTCACAACGGGTAAATGGACGCGAACAGGTTTTTTAAAATCCTCTTCGTCAAATCCGGCATCGTCCATTGCGACAACACCGCGTGATATTGCAACCGATAATTTTTTTGCTGTGCGCCAGTAAAAACCGCCTTTAATCCCAAGACGTTTTCTGACTTTGTCATTTTTGGCTTCGTAATATAGTGCAATTTCTTCTTTATCAGCGCTCATTGATAAACCTCATAACCATTTTTAGGGTGAACAAGTCCCTGCCATTGCTGGCATATAAAAATGAAACCGGATATTTATTACGGTGCTGGTTTAAAGCCCTGCCGGGACTTCGTTATTATCCATGCGAATAACTTTATCGACCGGATAACAGTTACCTGGAATTTTCTGTTCCGCTGCGGCAGCCATGCATTCTTTCATTGAACCATATATACCAGTAACCACATCAACCGGTTCGCCTGTATTAAGAAAAACAGTCAGGGTGAGAGCAACAGCAGTATTCATTGCCAGTCTCCTTTTGGCATCAGACGTAAACGAGCCAGCATTGAAACAATGCATATTTGATTTAATAGCTCCCGTTCGTGTTTTCTCTTATTAATCGCATCTTCAGTAAATACAGGGTTACTGATTCTGACACCAATTTCAAAACAACCTTCAGACGTATTGACGTTTGGTAATAACGTTTCCATTATCGCGTCCTCAACAATGAATTTTGTGATACGGTGCCTGGTGCCTCCAGGTGACGTTAACCAGTTAACAATTAACGCCGGATACAGAGAACCCACCCATAAGAACCAATACGGAAGTCAACTGGCCTTTTTAACTGTTCCGCGTGCGCTGAGCCGCATTCACCGCATCACAAAATTCACTTTAAAAAGGGCGGGTATCACAAGGGAACAAAGAACGGATACCCGCCAAAAGGTAATCAACATGGGTTGTTGCAGCGGGGGTGTCACTCAGGCGTATGGTCAACCTGACAACCCGGTGTTATCTCGAGGAAAGGATAGCCTCGCCATACTTACCGCCGCGCCATTTCGCGGAGTGCTACAACCGGAAGCGCACGGTCGAATTAAATTTAACGACACCGTACAGTGAGACGAACTTCGCCGTGCGCTTTCGTGTTGTGTGCCTGCTTTTAACCACGTCAGGCGAGGTGGTTCCTGTTATTCCCCAACAACAAGAAATTTGTATAATCCGGATATCCCCAACAACGAGAAGAGTATGTAACGTGATAGTTGAGTTCTCAGCAGCAATGTAGGCAATCAAAGAAACTGCGGTAATGGCAAAGGGTATTCTGAATGCCAAAACTCAAACTGAGATAAATTCCGCTGTCAGCGATATGCTTTCAAAACTTACGTCTGTTCAGTTTGAATGCGTATCGCTCATTGAGATGGTGCGCTCTTATCAGGAAGAAGCCGCATCTCTCAAAGCAAAAATTGCAGAGATAGAAGACTTTCAGCAACAGGCGGAAGGTTACAAACTTAACAAGCTTGATTCTGGAACTCTTGTGTATTCCAAGAAGCAATTTATAGGCGATACTGAGATAACAGTGCATCTTTGCCCACAATGTTTTGGAAAAAAGGTAATATCTGTACTGCAGCCAATGGAAATAATGCGCCTTGATGCTCATTTTCGTACTTTTTGCCCCGCCTGTAATAATAAGTTCTGGATGAACTCAAGATAATTAACTGTTTAAATAAGTTGGGACTATCCAGATTTTTAAAGAACGTGCCGGATGCTCACCCGTGTCCGGCGCACGCACTCCACCTGCCTCGTGGAGAACTCCTTAATTATCAACCTTAGTCTCGTTGGTTAACTATTAACGCGGGTATGAAATCATTCTGGCAATGCTTAATGCCGCTGCTTTTTCCAGATTGGTGATATCCTGCTCCAGAGCGGACAGATTTTCAGCTTGCTTAGCCCTGGCTTCATTGGCCCATTTCAGGTCCTGCGCTGCCTTAATTTTCTGGCGCATCCACTCATAAAGTTCATCATCGGTATAGTCTGGCGCGATGATGACGGGTTCTCGTTTCTGCATACTGATTCCTCGCGGTGCTGTTTCGCTTATCAGCCGTTAGATTTTGCCGAACTGGAAAGCGCCTGTTTAAACTCACTGAAGCTGAGAGCTTCTTCGCCTTCGGCAAGGCCTTCGAAGTATTCTTCGTAAGCCTTTTCCATGATTGCGTCGAAATCCATATCACTCACCTGAGTTTCTTTTCAGCCAGCGACGCGCGCCAGCTTCGGTTTTAAACGTTTTGCTTTTGGTATACGTCATCGCGGTGAACGTGCCGTCCTGGTTTGGAAACACGCCGTACACCAGAGATTCGTTGTTACCAAGATCGATAGTATCCATGCTGACCTCATTTCCCCTTAACGCCGGGGTAGCGGAACAAAAACCTGCTGCATAGTTAAAGTTGAACCCTGCCGTCATGTTCTTACGCCTCGGGCTGGCTACTTAACCCCTGACCACTGCCTGGTAACTCGAAGTATTGCCCTGCATTTTGTGGGGTGGGGTGAGGGAATGAATTAAGTTTAGAAAAATGAACTTTTCAGGTCAATGTTTTTTTATCAAAACATTTTGAGCAGGCAGCTGTTAAGCCATCACCACGATGGCATACAGTTAATCAAATAGATGAGGTTGGTTAAATATCTTGTTGAATTTTAAAGCATACACCCAATATGCAAGATAGATCATCCAGCATAATTGAAGGGTAGCGAGGATTCGTGGGGACTAAAAGAATATCCGGCCCTTCTATCTCCAGTTTACGAATGACAGGTGTTGTGGTCCCTTTGGGTAAGGCAAGGACAATATTTCCTGGTTGTGCGGTTCGATCGGGATCAACAAAAACTGTTGATCCATTTGGGATGGAAACTCCCCCACCAGATGTTGACATACTGTCACTCTCTAGAACAACTGCAAAGGTATTGGCCGGGATTTCTCCGACAAGCTGCACACAAGAGGTTATTGAGGAATTTTTCATATAATCACTCCAGCTTGCTGCCTGCTGAAGTGATAGTAGCGGAACCGTTTTTATCGGCGGTAAAGATAGATCAAGCGAATCACCTGTATTTAACTCTCCTCCATTAAGAAGCCAATTTTCGTTTACTTTCAATATCTTTGCCAGTGAACTTATGTAACGCGAGGACGGCGCTCCTCCACCGTTCATCCATTGACTTACGGAGCCTTTTGATGCGCCAGTGGCATTGACAAGGTCTTTGCCTTTCAGGTTTAGCGCATGCATACGTTGGGTTATGCGTTCAGATATTGTTTGCTTGCTCATGTTTTGATTTTAAAACACAGATGGTTTTGTTTCTTGACTTTCTTTGGTTTTGATTATTAAACTTTTGGCGTTCAGTTTTATGGAGCGACTCATGAAAAAATCAGAAGTATTAGGCTATTTTGGCGGAGTTGTTAAAACAGCCGCAGCTCTAGGAACGTCAAAAACCACAGTCAGCATGTGGGGGGAAGAGGTTCCGTGGAAATGGGCGTTGCTAATTCAGGCAGTCACTGCCGGGGCGCTCAAATATGAGTTACACATACCGACGGTTGTCATTCCCGGTTCTGATCATAATCCGCCTTCTAACCAAAGGGGGATTCATGAAAATCAAGCATGAACACATCCGCATGGCGATGGATGCCTGGGCGCATCCGGACGGCGAAAAAGTACCGGCTGCGAAAATTACCAAAGCGTATTTCGAACTGGGAATGACGTTCCCGGAACTGTATGACGACAGCCATCCGGAAGCCCTGGCTCGTAATACTCAGAAAATTTTCCGCTGGGTAGAGAAAGACACCCCTGATGCGGTTAAAAAAATTCAGGCGCTGTTACCTGCTATCGAAAAAGCTATGCCACCTCTGCTGGTGGCCCGAATGCGCAGCCACAGTTCAGCCTATTTTCGGGAGCTGGTGGAGACGCGGGAACGATTGGTGAGAGACGCTGATGATTTTGTCGCAGTGGCGATCGCTGGTTTCAACCAGATGAATCGTGGTGGTCCGGCGGGAAATGCTGTGGTGATGCACTAAAAGCACTGTGTTCGGAGTTTTTTATGAGCAGCAAGCTTCATGGTCTTGTCTGGGAAGGGTGTGCTTTCACTGGCATGATCTTATCCAGGGTGGCAGTAATGGCTCGCCTTGCAGATTATAGCAATGACGAAGGTGTGTCATGGCCTGCAGTGGAGACCATTCGTCGTCAGATTGGGGCAAAGAGTGAATCAACGGTTAAAGCTGCGATAGCGGAACTGGAAAAGAACGGCTGGCTGACGAAGGAGGAACGTAAAGTCGGTGGACGTAATGAAAGCAATATCTACCGTCTTAATGTGGAAAAACTCGAAGCAGCAGCAGCGGCGGCGCGTGAGGCATATAAACCGAAAAGAAAAATTAACCCGGTAAAAAATGACCCGTCAAATATTGCCCCCTCAACGGTTGACCCGTCAAATTTTGATGGATCAACCGTTGATAAAAAACAGCCGGTTAGGGGGGCGATGGTTGGCCCCGATCCGTCAGTATTAAAACCTGATCCGTCAGATAAAAGATCTTCTCGTCCGGAAGCTCCGCAACCGGACCTGCAGGCGGCTGAACAGGATTTTTTAACCCGACACCCTGACGCGGTTGTGTTCAGTGCGAAAAAACGCCAGTGGGGCAACCAGGAGGATTTAGCGTGTGCGCAGTGGATCTGGGGACGAATCGTGAGTCTTTACGAACAGGCTGCCAGCGATGATGGTGAGATCACGCGACCGAAAGAACCAAACTGGACTGCATGGGCCAATGATGTGCGCACAATGCGGATGCTGGATGGCAGAACTCACAGACAAATTTGCGAAATGTTTGGTCGGGTACAGCGGGATCCCTTCTGGGTAAAAAACGTCATGAGCCCGTCAAAGCTTCGCGAAAAATGGGATGAGCTGGTTATTCGTCTGGGGCGTTCGCCTGTACAGCGTTGCGTGAATCATATTTCCGAGCCGGACACCGAAATTCCGCCGGGCTTCAGGGGGTAAGTGTTAATTTCTGGTCATGAGGTAATTTTCAGGAGGGCTTGTGGCAAAAGTTTTTACACAAGAAGAGCGGGAAAAAATTAAAGGGCAGGTTGTTGAACTCGTACGCCAGAGTGGGCGCGAGACGTTACAACAACTGGAAACTAAAACTGGGGCAACAAGATATCTGATGAGCGTTCTGGCCAGAGAGCTGGTTGCCAGTGGCGATGTATACAACTCTGGTTACGGGTTATTCCCGTCTGAACAGGCGCGTAAGGACTGGCAAAATGCCCGTAAAAAGCTCTCAAGGGCAAAGCCGAAGAAACCATCTGCGGTTGATCCGGACCTTATCTGGTCATTACCAGACGGAGAAATACGTCGTTACGACAGGCGTTTGAACATAATCTGTCGCGAGTGCCGGAAGAGTGAGGTTATGCAGCGAGTGCTGGCGTTTTATCAGGGGAAATTTCAGGAGGTGATGCTGTGAGCGAATCAAAATGTCAGGTTAATGGCAATCAGATAGAACCATGTGCGGCACTGGCAAAGTCCCTTGAGCATGATGCTGAATACACGACGCGAAAAGGTCTGCTGATATACAAAATCTGGAATGAGAGTTTAACTCGCGGTCCTGATTTGGTGATGTTGCGTTCCGGTGAATTTTCTAAATTACCAGTGCGGGTTTCATTTTGTCCGTTCTGTGGTGAAAGTCTGAAAACGTGGGAGAACAGAAATGAATGAAATTAGAGAAATACCAGTAGTACGTGATGAATATGGCTGCTGGACGCATCCTGAATATGAAAAATTCTGTGATGGTAGAGAACTTATTTCAACGGAAGAGTTTAACGCCTGGATGGAGGAAAATAATCTTCAATGGACCATCAGAACTATGGATGAAGATGATTTTAATCTGGACGCGGATGGTCCCGATATTGCCTCCTGGAAACCGGAGCGCCCGGAAGGTGAAGGCTGGTTCATTGGTTCCATTCATGACACTGAAGATGGTCCTGTTTGTGTATGGCTGAGAAATAAGGCTTAAGCATAAAGGCGATAAACCACCTGACAACAAAACACTGAAAATTTAAATCAGAAGTGAATTTTATTAAATCCTTAACCGGAGGGATTTCTGCACCCTCAGAACATCAGGAGGCCGCCCGAAAGGGCGGTAATGAATGGTCACATTATTCAGAAAAAAGTATCCGCGAAAGAGTAGAACAACAGAATTCCTGTTTCTCATTCTGTTTATCGTGTTGATGATACCGATATCCCCGTTAATCCTGGTTTGGATAATCGGAAAAATAATTGAGCCAGTTATTGAATTGTATAACGACGTGGTATGGGCGTCGTTCAACACACTGCACAATAAAATTAATCCGTATAAGGAAAACTGAAATGGCAACTTTGACAAAAAAAGAACAGGCATGGTTGAACGAATTACAGGACGTTCTTGATCGCTGTCCATCACCGAAAAAAATTGGTTTTTACACCATTGGCGATAAAAACATTTACCTGTATGACCTACGCCGCATGGATGAAATCATGGAGGCTCTTGATAATCGTTCGTCAATGGATTGGTGTGTTGCTGTTTATGATATGAATGCCGGATTTGATGAAAAGATTCTGTTCCCCTCGTCAGTTGAAAGCACTGCGGGTTAAGGAGTAATACATGACCACTATTACCAAAGAACGCGCGGAGATTAAATCATTCATCACTGGTTTCCTGAGCGACCCGGCGCACGATAACCAATCCTCAGACAGCCTGCTTGCCAATGTGTTTCGTATCGCACAGGCATCGCTGGAAGCAGAGCCGATAGCGTGGCGATATCGCTATGTGAAAAAAGGCATTACGGACTCACAGGGGGAGCCGTGGGTTGGTGACTGGAAATATGTACCGACAAAAGAGGATTGCAACGACAGACCGAACTATGAAATTCAGGCGTTATTCACTGCCCCGCCTGTGCCACTGACACCAGAAGGATTGATTAAAGCAGTGCGCTTCTATGAACAGGTTAAGCGTGAGAATCCGCCAGCCGAAACCGGAGCATGGAAAGACGCTATAGACTGGGTGCTCAAAGAGGCTTGCCAAGCTGTAAACATTGGCATTAAAGGAGAGTGATATGACCACTTTCACCGACAAAGAACTGATTAAAGAAATCAAAGAGCGCATAGGCAGCCTGGATGTGCGGGACAATATTGAGCGCCGGGCATATGAAATTGTACTGACATCGCTGGAAGCCGAACCTGTAAGCCAGACTTACAACTTGCCAGAATTAATCGAAGGCATGGAAGTTTCCATTGATGTAAGCACTTGTGATGCTGATTTAGGTAATCGCTATTTCGGCACCGTCACCGAGGCGTTAGAACTTGATACAGCCAAGAATGGTTACATCCTCCTGGTTCAGGACGCAGAGCCAAACTTCGATGTAAATGGCAACTCTCCGGTAACTCCGGATGGTTGGATAAGCTGTAGTGAGCGAATGCCTGAAAAGGGCCAGAACGTGCTTATTTCGGTGAATTTTGATAGCTCTCTGGTTGAACCGCTAATATGCTCCGCACGCTATACAGGAAGCACCTTTCGGCGCGGAGATGCAACGATTAAACCGGGTAATGGTATTGAGCAGGCAACTCACTGGATGCCGTTACCGGAACCACCGCAGGAGGTGAACAGATGAAAAATGAAACCGACAATGTTATCACCCTGGTGCAACCAAAATCAGAGGAAGAAGGGCTTCTCAACGTTGTGATAACCGACAGAAAAAGCGGCGAGCAAAAATGCTGTCAGCATATTCGTACAACAATTTCAGAAGTGAATCGTACGATTACCTGCAAACGGTGTGGATTAGCTTTAGATCCGTTCGAGTTTATTCTCGACCGTGCGAGAAACGGTAAAAACATCGTGTCTGAGATTAAATCACTCTATGCAAAGCGGGATGCTCTTCGTGAAGCTGTGGCAAAACTTGAACGTGAAGAGAAAAACGCCAAAGCCCGGTTGCGAGCAGCCAGGACAGCAATACTGTATGCGGAAAATGACCTTAAAAATATTGAGCAGGAGGTGAGTCGATGACCTGGCCTGAAGCATTCACAACGGTAGGGATTGCAATGGCGGGGTGGTGGTTACCTGAATATGTGGAATAGTTGAACAATCTAATCAGGGGGGATGTGGATTTGTGGTCTGAGTGATTTGTTTTGTTAACCATGATAGCAAAGAAAGCCTGATTTTTTGCTTGGTTGACTAATGCTACCTGCAAGGTAAACTTAACTTAGCCTATCAAAGTGGGCGAACACTCACGTGGGGAATTGTATGCCTAAAAATTATGCATTTAAAAAGGTATTAGAGCCTGTTTATGAGCAAATTGTATCGGCGGAGACTCTGTTATCTTTTGGTGGCGAACGGATGGAAAATATCGAACGTATTGAGTTTCGGGCGCCAAAGATTGGCGATGATAACTTTGGCAAGTTTAAAATTCGTTACAAAACGCCAATGTTATGTGAGGTAGGGCGATGACAGGAGCGGATGCGTCTCAAAATAGACGTAGCGACGAAGCAAAAGAGAGAAAGCCGAATCCTATAGTCGCTATAGAAAGATTCGTAGAAGTCCAGACAAAAGAAATTGAGCTTAAAAAGAAGGAACTTGATTTTAAGACTCAAGAACTTGAAATAAGAAAGCAAGAGATTGATAGTAACAAGGAAATAGCACTTAAGTCCATAGAGGCGCAGAAAGAGGATCGGGCAACACAGGCCACTATTTTTAGTAGAGTTGAAGTTAAAAAGGTCTATTTTAAATATATTGTAACAATTTGTGTTACATTGGTTGTGATGGTGTCGATGTTCACAGGAAATGCCCAGTACGCAATTGAGCTTGCGAAGATTGGTGGTGGGGTTCTTGCAGGATATCTTGCTGGTATGTATAAGGGAAAATCAGATCAGCTGGAAAAGAATTCATCACAAAAGGCTGAAGATTGAAATTGGTACCTCCGGTTTGTTTTTGTGCATTTTTTACGTGCCCGCCTTGGCGGGTTTTGTTTTTCCCCTGTATTCTGGTTTACAATTCGCACGTCAGCCTGAACACCTGACACCTGCTGCGCCAGCAGAGAAAACCGATGGCGCACAATACCAAACATCACAATTCTGATACCGACCTTGCCAGCAGGCACGGGCGGCGTTCTCATACATTCAAATATGACTGGTACCAGCATGACCCCTGCACTGAAGAACAGGCCGAATGGCTGATTCATAACTACCGCAGACGTGGGTATGAGTTTAAGAAAGCCCTCAGCCTCGATTATCGTCACTGGATAATCTACGTCAGGCTCCCTTACTCCGAACGCCCACCGCGTCCGTCCCGCACATTCCAGCAACGCATCTGGAGGTAACGTGCGGGTATTGCTTCGACCTGTTCCGGTACCGGAACTCGGGCTGGTGGTCTTTAAGCCTGGTCGTGAATCCATGCAGGTATTTCATAACCCTCGAGTACTGGTGGAGCCGGAACCGAAAAGCATGTGCAGTCTGCCGTCCGGAGTTGTTCCTGCCGTTCGTCAGCCGCTGGCGGAAGATAAATCATTGCTGCCATTTTTCAGCGACGAACGGGTGATTCGTGCTGCCGGCGGCGCTGGTGCACTGTCTGACTGGCTCCTGCGTCATGTTAAATCCTGCCAGTGGCCTCATGGTGACTACCATCACAGTGAAACCGTCATACATCGTTACGGTACCGGCGCGATGGTGTTGTGCTGGCACTGCGACAACCAGCTGCGTGACCAGACCTCAGAATCACTTGAGCAACTTGCTCAACAAAACCTGACAGCATGGATGATTGACGTCATCCGTCACGCAATAAGCGGTGCGCAGGAGCGTGAATTATCGCTGGCTGAATTATCCTGGTGGGCTGTCTGCAATCAGGTGGCGGACGCACTACCGGAGGTAGTATTACGTCGTTCTCTGGGGTTACGTGCGGAAAAAATTCACTCGGTGTACCGCGAAAGCGACATCATACCGGGAGAGCAGACAGCCACCAGCATACTGAAGCAGCGCACAAAAAATATTGCGCTACCACCTCACGCCCACCAGCAACAGAACCCACCACAGGAAAAGACGGTGGTAAGCATTGCCGTTGATCCGGAGTCTCCGGAATCTTTCATGAAGCGCCCTAAACGTCGCCGCTGGGTAAATGAGAAATACACGCGCTGGGTAAAGACACAGCCGTGTGCGTGTTGTGGTAAGCCAGCCGACGATCCCCATCACCTGATTGGTCATGGTCAGGGCGGAATGGGGACAAAATCCCACGATATTTTCACGCTACCGCTGTGCCGGGAGCATCACAACGAACTTCATGCGGATCCGCTGGCGTTCGAAGAAAAGCATGGTTCCCAGGTTGATTTAATTTTTCGTTTTCTTGATCACGCCTTTGCAACCGGCGTGCTCGGGTAAAAGAGGTTACTGATGCATATAGAGTTTGTTTTGCCTTACCCGCCGACGGTGAATACTTACTGGCGACGTCGTGGCAGCACATATTTTATATCAAAAGCCGGTGAGCGTTATCGCCGTGATGTGGCACTTATTGTTCGCCAGCAGCAACTGAAATTAAACCTGTCCGGAAGGCTGGCGATAAAGATTATTGCAGAGCCACCGGATAAGCGCCGTCGTGATCTGGACAATATCCTGAAAGCACCGCTGGATGCGCTGACGCATGCGGGACTGCTTATCGACGACGAGCAGTTTGATGAAATTAATATTGTGCGCGGTCAGCTTGTTCCTGGTGGGCGGTTGGGGGTAAAAATCACAGAACTGGAGTGCGCATGAATAACCAGTATTTACAGTTTGTTCGTGAGCAACTCATGATTGCCACCGCCGATTTGAGTGGAGCAACAAAAGGGCAGCTTGAGGCCTGGCAGGATAATGCCATGTTTGATACGGGGCGTTACAGGCGTAAAAAAATCCGGTACCGAGATGAGGTGACCGGAAAAATGATAACGCTGGATAATCCACCAATCCCGGGTAAACAATCGCTGGCAAAGGGGACGTCAATTCCTCTGGTAAGTCAGGTTGAGTTTTCGACATCATCATGGCGACGGGCGGTTCTGTCTCTTGAAGAACATCATAAAGCCTGGTTGTTGTGGTGTTACGGCGGAAATATTTGCTGGGAGTATCAGATCGCGATAACACAGTGGGCGTGGAATGAATTTAACGCGCAATCTGGTACCAGAAAAATTGCGGAGAAAACACGGGAGCGCCTGAAAAAATTAATCTGGCTGGCGGCGCAGGATGTCAGGGGATGGGTAGCCGGGCATGAGAACTACCAGCGACAGGAACTTGCCAGGCTGTGTGGAATTAAACCTGACAACTGGAGCCATAATTATGCGAACTACTGGCGTGAGATGTGCGACATTTTTAAGAATCTTGATACAGAATCCTTGATTTGCACAGTGAAAATGAGAACACAACAAAAAGCGACCTTTTCGCGACGAGATGTTGCAAAAATCAATTAAATCGCGTACATTTCGTGTAAATTTGATATTTTGCCGATTTTGTACGCGATGGCAAAGTAAGCAAGGCCCGCCGCTGAGCGGGTTTTTTTATGCCTGAAAAATGGTACAGAACATTAAACACGCTGGTGGTTGCGAATACTGGTCTTTCAGCTTGCTGGTTTTTTCGACAAGAGTTATTGGTATGTCACGTTAACCGGAATAAGGGAAAAAGACATGCTAAAACAGCAGGATATGACCGAAACCGCCAGAGTGGTGTTTAATGAATTAAGCGTCACCGAACCGGCGACCGTCGGGGAAATTGCGCAGAATACTTACCTTTCACGCGAACGCTGCCAGTTAATACTGACTCAGCTTGTCATGGCGGGTCTGGCAGATTATCAGTTCGGTTGTTACAGACGCCTTCCTCAGTGAAGGCTTTTTAATTTGTGGTAATGGGCGGCTGGTGGGTGTTAGCGGCACCTGCCAGCCATCTGCTCATGCGTTGGGGTCACAAGCAAACCTCAGGCCCATCTGCTTTGCGCAAAAGCGGTATGAGCCTATCAGAGAAGTGCTTATTGATCTATGGCTAATACTGTAAAAATATCCAGTTGTGAGTTAATCAACGCTGATTGCCTGGAATTTATCCAGACCTTACCGGAAAACTCTGTCGATCTGATAGTCACAGACCCGCCATACTTTAAAGTGAAGCCCGAAGGCTGGGATAACCAGTGGAAGGGCGACGATGATTATCTGAAATGGCTGGACCAGTGTCTGGCGCAGTTCTGGCGGGTACTGAAGCCCGCCGGAAGTCTTTACCTGTTCTGTGGTCATCGCCTGGCATCTGACACCGAAATCATGATGCGTGAGCGCTTTAATGTGCTGAACCACATTATCTGGGCGAAGCCGTCCGGGCGCTGGAACGGGTGCAACAAGGAAAGCCTGCGGGCGTATTTTCCGGCAACAGAACGCATTCTGTTTGCAGAACATTATCAGGGGCCGTACCAGCCCAAAAATGACGGCTATGCGGCAAAGGGGCGCGAGCTAAAACAGCACGTCATGGCCCCGCTGATTTCTTACTTTCGTGATGCGCGTGAATCACTGGGAATAACGTCAAAACAGATAGCGGAAGCCACCGGAAAGAAAAACATGGCTTCGCACTGGTTTGGTACCAGTCAGTGGCAGTTGCCGAACGAAGGCGATTATCTGAAATTACAGGCGTTGTTTGCGCGTGTTGCAGCAGAAAAACATCAACGCGGGGAACTGGAAAAACCACACCACCAGCTGGTCAGCACATACAGTGAACTGAACCGGCAATATGCCAGCCTGCTGGAAGAGTACAAATCTTTACGGCGTTATTTTTCCGTATCGGCTGCCGTTCCGTATACGGATGTCTGGACGCACAAGCCCGTGCAGTATTATCCGGGCAAACATCCCTGTGAAAAACCAGCCGATATGTTGCGCCAGATAATTACCGCCAGCAGTCGTCCGGGAGATTTGGTGGCTGATTTTTTTATGGGGTCAGGTTCCACAATAAAGGCAGCATTGTCGCTCAGGCGTCGGGCTATTGGTGTGGAGCTGGAAGAAGAGAGATTTAATCAGACTGTGAAAGAAATAAAAAACTGCTGTTAATTTTTATGTTGGTGTTTTCTTTATTCTATAAAAACACAAAACATATACTTATATTTGCAGTAATTGACGTTATTTTTTGTTGAAAAAATATCTTGGCTTATTAATATCCATTCCCGGTTCCGAGGGAGGATAGGGAAATAATGCATACGTGGTCGTTTCTTTTCCTGAGGAACCACTGACTAAGCTTTTTATCGTTGTGGCACTGGCGCATTGTTTTTGGCGCGGAAACAGGAGCGCATGCTCATTCCGGGCTGTTATGGCCTCAGTGCTTATTTTTGGGCATCAGAATGACGCATTGTCGAAAAGAAGTAGCAGGATTTAGCGTCGAGAGGCTGATGATGCGTCATTCTGATGCTGTTGCAGATATAATTTGAGGTGTATCCCAGTGCGGGAGTGACCGGGAATATTTTACGCCGAAGGTCACAACATATTGCTTATTGAGGCAGGTGATATGTTTCGGGAGGCACCCGACACCTCAAACCTTATAATGATAGCGTGTTCTTTATAGCCATTAACCGCCGTGTCAGGCGGTTTTTTTTGCGTTGTGTGCTGTGATATAAAAATATCATATTTAATAATTACCAGAGAAACAAATTTGTTTGTATGTTGTCGCATATGTGTTGATTGTGCGTAAAAAATTCACAAAAAATAAGAACAAAAAGATAAATTTACATAACTTAACTTGATGTGTTATTGCTCCTGCACCATTTAACCGTATTATCGAAAGTGGTTCTGAGGGGGCACTTGTTCACCGATGATATTGATTCCCTGAAGAACCAATGCCGACTTAGCTCAGTAGGTAGAGCAACTGACTTGTAATCAGTAGGTCACCAGTTCGATTCCGGTAGTCGGCACCATATGCGGGCATCGTATAATGGCTATTACCTCAGCCTTCCAAGCTGATGATACGGGTTCGATTCCCGTTGCCCGCTCCAACAGTAGACGAAATCTGGTTGTATTAGGCACTGACACATTGATATGTGGGGCGTTTTTCCTGATTCCTTACCGCGTCCTGTTCTGTAATATGTGATACAGGTTACAGTCCAGTGCCATTTTTTTACAATAATGGCATGGTGCATTGTCGGTGGAGATTTTGTATTTCCTGGCAGGGGCTGATGATGCACCATCCCGGTGTTGTAAATAACATCACAGAGGTGTTCCTCAGCGCGAGGGTGGTTTAAAGAGTCGGTTTAGCGGGAAACCACAGTATCTGCTAACGGGTCAGGTATTTCGGGAGGCACCCGACACCTCAGTTTTACAACAATAAAAACAGCTTATATTTTGCATTGACCAACCGCCACACCAGGCGGTTTTTTTTTATTCACAATCCTGTTTCTTATGGCTCGCTACGGCGAGCTTTTTCATACCTGCGTCACGACTGGCGCTCATCAAATAACACCAGATAAAAGGCATTTGTGGGTGCCTTTGATGTGGTGTTGTTTTTTATGGGCCGCTGGTGGCCCTTTTTTATTTACAGGAGAAAAAGTATGTCTGAACCCTTATCCGGTTCCGGCACGGCTGCGGCGCTCGGCGGGGCGACGGTATTCGGGCTGTTTACCGGAACGGATTTCGGGATTGTGTTTGGTGCGTTCGCCGGGGCGTTATTTGTGGCAACGATGCCGCAGCAGCTTTCAGCCTGGCGTGTGGCGGCGCATTTTCTGGTGTCGTTCATTGTTGGCGTGCTGGGAGCGCGTGTGCTGTCAGCCTGGATAGCGGCAAAAACAGGTTATGACGGTACATCGGCAGATGCGCTGTGCGCGGTGCTTGTCGCGGTAGTGTCGGTGAAGATTCTGTCGTTCATCCACCAGCAGGATATCGCATCACTGGTGTCCGGTCTGTTCTCCCGCCTGCGGGGCGGAGGAGGTGGCAATGTTAAGTAACCTTCCCGGCTTGCTGAATGTGGCGTTATGCACGGTTATTGTGCTGACGCTCTTTTTTTATCGTCGCCGTGATTCCAGACATAAACCGCTGATGTCATGGCTGGCCTGGCTGCTGATGCTGCTTTATGCCTTTGCACCTCTCAGCTATCTGTGCGGTCGCCCGTTAGCGGCGAACTGGCTGGCGGTGGGGCTTAATCTGCTGTTCTGCGTGTTGGTGATTCGCGCACGCGGGAACGTTTCAAAAATCTTTGTATTACGAAGGCGCTGATATGAAGTCGAAAGATGAAATTTTTGACGAAGTTCTGGGAAAAGAGGGCGGTTACGTCAATCACCCGGATGATAAAGGCGGACCGACAAAATGGGGTATTACGGAAAAAGTCGCCCGCGCTCACGGATATCAGGGCGATATGCGTGACCTGACACGCGAACAGGCGCTGGAAATCCTTGAGGCGGATTACTGGTTCGGACCACGCTTTGATCAGGTGGCCGCATTATCCTCTGATATTGCTGCAGAGTTGTGTGATACCGGTGTGAATATGGGGCCGTCCGTAGCATCGAAAATGCTCCAACGCTGGCTGAACGTTTTCAACCTGCAAGGCAAATTGTTCCCGGATATGGACGCAGACGGGCGTATCGGCCCCCGCACGATTAATGCACTACGGACTTATCTGCAAAAACGCGGCAAAGACGGCGAACTGGTGATGCTGAAGGCGCTGAATTGCACGCAGGGCGACCGCTATCTGGAGCTGGCAGAAAAACGCGAGGCCAACGAGTCGTTTGTCTACGGCTGGATGAAAGAGCGCGTAGCAGTTTAAAAACTGACGCTGAAGTGCTGAACACCCTCAACTCACGCAGGCTCTTTTCTGGGGTTACGATGAGTGAAAGTAAGGGGTACAGCATCAAGCATCAGATAGCAAAAACCCCGGCTGCTGGAACAGTCCGGGGTTTTTAGTTTTCACGTCAAAGAGGAAATTGTGAGTAGTGAGTACGGAGAAAATCCTCGTGGGAAAGTATAAAAGATTCTTTTTGAGGTTGTCCATTATGAAAGGTATTGAAGTGGAAACTCCCGCGAGCCTTGATTTGACAAGGGCTGCGGCCTTTGCAATTCGCCTTGTGGCGGTCGCTGTTCTGATTTGGGCTGTGCGTTGGTGGTGATATGAGCCGAAAACACTGGACACACAGAATGCCGCGAGCGGCGGCAAAATGGGCACTGGTAGCGATACTGGTGCCTTTTTTATTGGTGGGGTGCGTCAGCCTGGATAAGGCGCGCCAGCTTTTCGATACAGCTTCTCAGGTCTGCGAAATTGTTGATAGTGTCCGGCAGTGTATGCAGAACTGACCGACGGTGAGAGCAGAATATTTTTTAGAGGAGCGAAATTCTATGCCATCACAAATCCCTCGTGCATGCCGTAAGCGAGGCTGTGCAGGCACAACGACGGACAGTTCTGGCTACTGCGATAAGCATCGCGGCGAAGGTTGGACACAACATCAACGCGGACTGAGCCGCCACCAGCGTGGCTATGGCTCGAAATGGGATGCCATACGTGCGCGCATACTGAAGCGTGATAATCATCTGTGTCAGAACTGCCTGCGCAATGGGATAGCCGTTGAAGCCAGAACTGTGGACCACATCATTCCGAAAGCTCATGGCGGTACGGATGCAGACGGTAATCTGCAGAGCCTGTGCTGGCCCTGCCACAAGGCGAAAACAGCGCGTGAACGCATCAACTGATAATCGTTCTCATCTGTAAGGGAGGGGCGGGTCAAATCTCAGCAACCCTGGCTGCTCAGTACCGCCGCCTGACCCTTCCTCACATCGCCGCAGGTTCGAAAACTTTTTTTTGGGAATGTGATTAAACGATTGATAGGTAAAACCGATTATGTCAGGACCCCCGAAAACCCCGCCACGCCTGCATTTGATACGAGGCAACCCCTCAAAACGCCCCGTTAAAGACTCAAAAAAAACCGCTAAAAAGGACGAAAAAGGTCTCCCTAAAATTCCGCAACATTTAGGGGCGCAGGGGAAGTACTGGTTCAGGCGAATGGCGGAAGAGCTGAATGCGGAAGGGATCATTTCTCAGCTTGATGCGCGTGCACTCGAGTTACTGGTGGAAGCCTACACCGAATACCGGCATCACTGCGAAACACTTGATGCTGAGGGTTATACCTACCGCACGGAAACGCAGAACGGTGATGTGCTGATTAAGGCACACCCGGCTGCTGCGATGAAAGCGGATGCCTGGAAGCGGATCCGGGCGATGCTTGCAGAGTTTGGTATGTCACCGGCAAGCCGGGCGAAAGTAAATACCGCCGGACCGGATGATGTTGATCCGCTGGCGGAACTTTTAAAAGCGAGAGACTGATGGCAAAAGTGGCTGACGGGATCCGCTACGCCGAACGTGTTGTTGCAGGAGAAATTGTCGCTGGCGAATTTGTCCGTCTGGCCTGCCAGCGTTTTCTTGATGATCTGAAGTACGGCGAAGAGCGGGGGATTTATTTCAGTGAACCCCGTGCGCAGCACATCCTGAATTTCTACAAATTTGTGCCCCATGTAAAAGGGGCGCTGGCTGGCCAGCCCATTGAATTGATGGACTGGCATGTATTTATCCTCATTAATATTTTTGGTTTTGTTATTCCGCTGGTGAATGAAGAGACCGGGGAAGTTGTCATGCGCAGCGATGGCAGCGGACGCCCGGTGATGGTGCGCCGGTTCCGGACGGCGTACAACGAAGTTGCCCGTAAAAACGCAAAATCAACCCTGTCATCGGGTATTGGTCTGTATATGACGGGGGCAGATGGTGAAGGCGGGGCTGAGGTGTATTCAGCCGCAACCACGCGTGATCAGGCCAGAATCGTGTTTGAAGACGCCAAAAATATGGTCAGAAAAGCCCGGTCGACACTCGGGCGGTTGTTTGATTTCAACAAGCTGGCGATTTACCAGGAGCAGAGCGCATCAAAATTTGAACCGCTTTCCTCGGATGCAAACAACCTGGACGGTCTGAACATCCACTGCGCCATTATTGATGAGCTGCATGCGCATAAAACCCGTGACGTGTGGGACGTTCTGGAAACGGCAACCGGTGCCCGTCTGCAGTCCCTTTTATTTGGTATCACCACGGCAGGGTTTAACAAGGAAGGGATTTGTTACGAGCAACGCGATTACGCCATCAAGGTATTGCGTGGCTATAACAGCGACGTGGAGGGCGCGGTAAAAGACGACTCCTACTTTGCGATTATTTACACCCTCGATGAGGGAGATGATCCGTTTGATGAAACGGTCTGGCAGAAAGCGAATCCCGGACTGGGCATCTGTAAACGCTGGGATGATCTGCGTCGTCTGGCGAAAAAAGCGAAAGAACAGGTCTCTGCGCGGGTGAATTTTTTTACCAAACACATGAATGTGTGGGTAACAGCAGAGTCTGCCTGGATGGACATGATTAAGTGGGAGAAGTGCGAATACATTGCCCCACGACATGAGCTGAAAACGTATCCCATGTGGGTCGGCGTTGACCTTGCTCATAAGATTGATATCTGTGCGGCGGCAAAACTCTGGCGAACGGATAACGGGCATGTTCATGCCGATTTTAAATTCTGGCTTCCGGAAGGACGGCTGGAACGATGCTCGCGGCAGCAGGCAGAACTTTACCGGAAGTGGGCGGAGATGGATAAGCTCATCCTGACGGATGGTGATGTTATCGATCATGCTCAGATAAAAAGTGACTTACTGGAATGGATTGGCGGTGAAAACCTCAGGGAACTGGGATTTGACCCGTGGAGTGCAATGCAGTTCAGTCTGACTCTGGCTGAAGAAGGGATACCGCTGGTGGAAGTTCCGCAGACGGTCCGCAATCTGTCAGAGGCCATGAAGGAAACGGAATCACTGGTCTATGCCGGGCGTTTCCATCACAGCAATCACCCGGTCATGAACTGGATGATGTCTAACGTTACGGTAAAACCGGACAAAAACGACAATATCTTCCCGAACAAATCCACGCCTGAAGCCAAAATCGACGGCCCTGTTGCGATGTTTACAGCAATGAGCCGGATGCTGGTCAATGGCGGTGAACCGGAGCCGGATCTGTCTGAACACCTGATTAGTGTTGGTATCCGCTCGCTTTAACCGAGGGCATTATGTTTCTGATAATTCTCACGCCACTGGTGGGCGTGCTGGGGGCGCTTTTGCTGTCGTATGGCACATGGATGATTTATCCCCCGGCAGGTTTTGTTGTTGCCGGGGCACTATGTCTGTGCTGGTCGTGGCTGGTTGCGCGTTATCTCGATCGCGGTCACCGGGTCGCCTCCGGAGGTGAGTAATGTTTTTCCAGGGGCTTTTTCAACGCAAAAATAACACCCCCGTCACAACGCCCGGGATGCTTGCGGAAGAACTTGGATTGTCATACGACACCTATACCGGAAAGCGGATCAGCAGCCAGCGGGCCATGCGGCTGACGGCGGTCTATTCCTGCGTCAGGGTGCTGGCGGAGTCTGTTGGTATGCTGCCCTGCAGCCTCTACAAAATCACCGGTACCCTTAAAACACGGGCGGTGGATGAACGACTGCATAAGCTGGTTTCGGCAAAACCTAATGGCTACATGACGCCGCAGGAATTCTGGGAGCTGGTCATTGTCTGCCTGTGTCTGCGGGGTAATTTTTACGCCTACAAGGTAAAGGCACTGGGGGAAGTGGTGGAGCTTCTTCCGATAGATCCGGGCTGTGTGGAACCGAAGCTGAACAGCCAGTGGCAGCCGGTTTATCAGGTGACGTTTCCGGATGGTTCCGTGGATGTGCTGACCCAGAATGAAATCTGGCATGTGCGCACTCTGACGCTGGATGGACTTGTCGGGCTGAATCCCATTGCGTATGCGCGTGAGGCCATTTCACTGGCAGCGGCAACTGAGGAGCACGGCGCCAGGTTGTTTGGTAACGGCGCTGTGACATCCGGTGTGTTGCGTACGGATCAACAACTTTCTGATCAGGCTTATGCGCGTATCAAAAAGGACTTTGAGGAACGGCATGTCGGGCTGGGAAATTCTCATCGTCCGATGATTCTGGAAATGGGGCTGGACTGGAAAACGGTGGCACTGAATGCCGAGGACAGCCAGTTCTTGGAAACCCGCAAGTTTCAGCTGGAAGAAATCTGTCGCCTGTTCCGCGTACCGCTGCATATGGTGCAGAACACCGATCGCGCCACCTTCAACAATATTGAAGAGCTGGGGCTTGGTTTCATTAACTATTCCCTTGTGCCGTATCTGACCCGTATTGAACAGCGGATCAATACAGGGCTGGTCAGGGAGAGCAAACAGGGGAGGTTTTACGCCAAATTTAATGCCGGAGCATTGTTGCGTGGCGACATGAAATCCCGCTTTGAAGCGTATGCCACGGGGATCAACTGGGGGATTTATTCCCCTAATGACTGCCGTGATCTGGAGGATATGAATCCCCGACCGGGCGGTGATGTGTATCTGACACCGATGAACATGACCACCAGTCCCTCTGCTGGCGATGACAACGGTAAGAAAAAGGAGAGTGGAGATGCAGACAAAACAGCGTCTTGATATACCGCTGAACCTGAAATCCGTCAGTGATTCCGGGGAATTTGAAGGTTACGGTTCTGTTTTTGGTGTTAAGGACAGCCACGATGATGTGGTGGTCCCCGGTGCCTTTACCACAACACTCCAGAAATGGAGCGAAAAAAAGGCGCTGCCTGCGTTGCTCTGGCAGCACCGCATGGATGAGCCCATCGGTGTGTACACCGAAATGAAAGAAGATGATGTCGGGCTTTATGTCAGGGGGCGATTACTCGTTGATGATGATCCCCTGGCAAAACGTGCACATGCCCATATGAAGGCCGGTTCTTTAACCGGCCTTTCTATTGGCTACATCCTGAAAGACTGGGAGTACGACCGTGAAAAAGGGGTATTCCTGCTGAAAGAGATCGACCTGTGGGAGGTCAGTCTGGTGACGTTTCCTTCCAATGATGAGGCACGCATCAGCGATGTGAAAAATGCGCTGGCGCGTGGGGAGATCCCTGATCAGAAAATCATTGAGCGGGTCCTGCGCGATGTTGGACTCTCGCGAACCCAGGCCAAAGCATTCATGGCCGGGGGATATGGCGCTTTATCCCTGCGTGATGCTGAGGATGTGGATGCCGCACTGAATGCACTGAAAAATCTTAAATTTTAACCAGGAGAAAAATAATGGCTGACATTAAAGATGTGGAGCAGGTCGCGCAGGAGCTGCAGCAGAAGTTTGACGATTTTAAGGCAAAAAACGACAAGCGCATTGACGCGATCGAACAGGAAAAAAGCAAGCTGGCCGAACAGGTGGAAAGCCTGAACGGGCAAATCAGCGAGCTGGAGAACCTGAAAAGCGACCTGGAAAAAGAGCTGGCAGACATCAAGCGTCCGGCAGGCGGCACGCAAAATAAAGTTGCCGGTGAACACAAAGAAGCGTTTATCGGATTTATGCGCAAGGGGCGTGAAGACGGTCTGCGTGAACTTGAACGTAAGGCGCTTCAGGTAGGTAATGATGAAGATGGTGGTTATGCCATTCCGGAAGAACTGGATCGTACCATCCTGACGCTGCTGAAAGATGAGGTGGTGATGCGCCAGGAAGCCACTGTGATCACCCTCGGTGGCTCGGATTATAAAAAACTGGTGAATCTGGGCGGCACTAAGTCCGGATGGGTGGGGGAAACGGATACGCGTCCGGAAACCGCCACCTCAAAACTGGGGCTGATTGAACCTTTTATGGGGGAAATCTACGGCAACCCGCAGGCTACCCAGAAAATGCTCGATGATGCTTTTTTCAATGTGGAAGACTGGATCAACAGTGAACTGGCGCTGGAATTTGCCGAACAGGAAGAAATTGCCTTTACCAGTGGCGACGGCAGCAAAAAACCAAAAGGTTTCCTTGCTTATGAGTCCACCGATGAAGATGACAAGACCCGTGCGTTTGGCAAACTTCAGCACATCGCTTCCGGTGCGGCTTCTGGCGTGACCGCTGATGCGATCATTAAACTGATTTACACCCTGCGTAAGGCGCACCGCAGCGGCGCGAAGTTCATGATGAATAACAGCAGCCTGTTTGCCATTCGCCTGCTGAAGGATAACGACGGAAATTATCTGTGGCGTCCGGGTATTGAGCTGGGTCAGCCTTCTTCACTGGCGGGGTATGGCATCGTTGAGAATGAGCAGATGCCGGATATTGCTGCCGATGCAAAAGCTATTGCGTTTGGTAACTTCAAACGCGGCTATACCATCGTTGATCGTATCGGCACCCGCATCCTGCGCGATCCTTACACCAACAAACCGTTTGTGGGCTTTTATACCACCAAGCGAACCGGCGGTATGCTGGTGGATTCTCAGGCGATTAAGCTGATGAAAATTGGGGCCGCAACCCGCCAGAAAGCCGCTGCGTAATGCGGTTTTTTATGCCCGCACAGTGTTGCGGGCAGGAGTTTCTGATGGCAGCAATAGTGGAAAAACTCAGGGCGCAGTGCCGTATTGATACAGATGATGCAACTGATGATGAGTTACTGATGCTGTATTTCCGGGCTGCCTGCCGCAAGGCAGAAAATTTTATCAACCGTAAGCTTTATGAGGAGACGGTGCCGGAAGGTGATCCTGACGGGGTGCTTATAGCTGATGATGTTTTGCTGGCGCTCATGTTGCTGGTCGGGCACTGGTACGAAAACCGGGAAAATTCCTCAGATGTCAGCAAGGCACCAGTCCCGTTTGGTTTTTCTTCTCTGCTGGAGCCTTATCGTTTTATTCCTTTGTAGGAGGAACCATGCAGGCGGGCAGATTACGTGATCGCGTAACTATTCTGAATGTCACCACCGTCCGTTCTCCGTCAGGGCATCCGGTGGAGACAATGACGGAGGGGGCAACCGTATGGGCAGAAGTTAAGGGGATCAGCGGGAGGGAGAGAATATCAGGAGGTGCAGAAACCGCTCAGGCTACGGTCAGAGTCTGGATGCGATTTCGGCGCGATGTGACAGCGACTTCACGTCTGAAAGTGCTGACCGGTGCATTTAAAGGGGTCACTCTTGGTATAGAAGGGCCACCAATACCGGATGCACGCGCCACCCGGCTTGAAATACTCTGCAGCCTGAAGGGGTATGTGTGATGGATTTCAGTCTTGATTTTTCCGGCCTGGCGGATATTGCACGGGATCTGGATACGCTCAGCAGGGCAGAAAACAATAAGGTTCTGTGCGATGCCACCCGTGCCGGTGCTGAAGTTATGCGGGATGCAGTTGTTGAACGTGCGCCGGAGCGAACCGGGAAACTGAAGAAAAATGTGGTTGTTCTCACTCAGCGTTCAAAGCGTCGGGGGGAAATTATCTCGGGTGTCCACATTCGCGGACGGAACCTGCGAACCGGAAACAGTGATAACAGCATGAAAGCCAGCGATCCCCGAAATGCGTTTTACTGGCGCTTTGTGGAGCTGGGAACGATAAACATGCCCGCGCATCCGTTCATTCGCCCGGCTTTCGATACGACAGAGGAACTGGCAGCACAGATTGCCATACAGCGAATGAATCAGGCTATTGATGAGGTCTTAAGTAAATGAGGGAGGCCACACTGTATTCCCTGCTGTCTCAACTGGCCGGAGGACAGGTTTATCCTTATGTGGTCCCGCTGACGGAGGGAAAGCCTGCGGTATCTCCGCCGTGGCTGGTGTTTTCTGTGGTGTCTGACACGGCGTCTGATGTGCTTGATGGTCAGGCTGAATCCAGAATTGTCGTGCAGATCGATGTCTGGGCGACAGTACCTGATGACGCAGATGATATTCGTGAGCAGGCGCTTGATGCAGTAAGGAAACTGGCACCCTCCGTTATTTCTAAAACGCAGGGGTATGATCCTGACTCCCGTTTGAGCAGAGCCACGCTTGAATTTCAGGTAATAGCCTGAGGTCGTTAATGATTTTACCCACCCGCCGCTGGCGGGTTTTTTATTTTCAGGAGACGAGTATGTCCTCTAATTTTGAACGTTCGCAACTGACGAAAATTATGATTTCGTCTGCACCGGTAACAGCAGAAACCCTGGATTCTGCCAGCTATCTTGGCCTGAGCTGTACAATCAAAGAGGTGCAGTTTACCGCAGGACAAAAGCAGGATATTGATGTCACCACGCTGTGTTCTGTTGAGCAGGAAAATATTAACGGTCTTGGTGCCGCGTCAGAGATTTCCATGTCAGGCAACTTTTACCTCAATGCTGCCCAGAACGCGTTGCGCAGTGCCTATGACAATGACACCACGTATGGCTTTAAAGTTATTTTTCCGTCAGGAAACGGATTTACCTTTATGGCAGAGGTGCGTCAGCATACCTGGTCTGCAGGAACCAATGGTGTTGTGGCTGCAACGTTTTCCCTGCGCCTGAAAGGTAAACCTGTGCTGGCGACAGAGCCGCTGAAAGTGAAGGTCGATTTAAACAGCACGCTGCAGGTTTCTGCCGGAGCGAAACTCGAAATGGTGGTTGAGGCTGCCGGTGGTGTGCCGCCTTATTCTTATGTCTGGAAGAAAGGTAGTTCTCCTGTTTCCGGACAGACGGCGGCAACGTTCAGTAAGGCATCGGCAGTATCCGGTGATGCGGGCGCATATACCTGCGAGATTTCTGATTCAGCAAGCCCGGTTAACAAAGTGACCTCCACTTCCTGCACTGTAACCGTCAGTTAATGAGGATGGGTGTGATGACTAAAAATATCCGTAATCTGGCACTGGCAACGATGTCGGGGTTTCGCCATAAAACTGTTGATGTGCCTGAATGGGAAGGAGCAACGGTTGTATTACGGGAACCTTCTGCAGAAGCCTGGTTGCGCTGGCAGGAGATCGTTAAAGCAAAAGATGATGAGACACCGTTATCCGTTGCGGAGCGCGCCCGCCGAAATCTGGAGGCAGATGTTGAACTGTTCATTGATGTTCTGTGTGATACCGGACTGCAACCTGTATTTTCAGAGGATGATCGTGAACAGGTGATTGCCGTGTATGGCCCGGTGCATGCGCGGCTTCTTCGGCAGTCTCTGGAACTGATCAGTGATGCCGGCGAGGTTAAAAAAAAGTAGCGCTTCCGGGGATGCGTTTTCTGATGATGCTGGCACTCAGGATGGGGCGCACATTGTCAGAGTTACGCCGGGAAATGTCCGCATCAGAAATCATGATGTGGGCAGAATTTGACAGGTTCAGCCCGCTGGGGGACGAACGGGCTGATATCCGGGCTGCCCAGATTGTTTCAGCTGTTTACGGTGCGCAGGGGGTCAAAGTGCCACTGAATGATGCGCTTCTTCAGTGGGATCAGGAGCAGACAGAAGGCACCTCAGATCCATTTGCTGAGATTGAGAAGGCATTATTTGTTGCAGCTCGATGATCTTTTCATTTGACTGGATTATTATTCCCATTTTATTGAGAAAGTAAGGAAACATTGATGGAATTTTTACTTATTTCAATAGTTTTGGGACTAATTCCAGCTATTATTGCGAAAAGCAAAGGTCGCTCATTTTTAGGATGGTGGGTATATGGTGCGATGATCTTTATTGTTGCTCTGGTTCATTCGCTAGTAATCCAAAGAGATGAGAAGGCACATGAACAACAAATGGTAAGCAATGGCATGAAGAAATGCCCTTACTGTGCGGAGTTGATCAAAGAAGAGGCTATTAAATGTAAGCATTGCGGTAGTGATTTAATTTGCAATGCAGATAGTTCCGTTTCACAAAAAACGGATGATGAATATCTTCAGGAAGCAAGGCGTAAGGCCGGACTTCTTTAAAGAATACAAAAACCGCTTCGGCGGTTTTTTTTCGTCCGGAGAATGAGTGTGGCGACATTACGTGAACTGATTATTAAAATCTCGGCAAACTCCCGGTCATTCCAGTCAGAGATCTCCCGGGCTTCGCGTATGGGGCAGGATTACTACCGCACCATGCAGAACGGAAGCCGACAGTCCGCTGTTGCATCCCATGAAATGCGGCGTGCACTGGCAGAAGTGACGGATCAGATAAATACAGCCAAATCTTCGGCACTGAACATGGCGGGGGCATTTGCCGGGGCTTTTGCTACCGGTCATCTTATTTCTCTCGCCGATGAGTGGAATTCAGTCAATGCCCGTCTGAAGCAGGCCTCACAGTCCAGTGATGATTTTCAGGTATCACAACGTGAATTAATGGCAATCAGCCAGAGAACGGGGACGGCTTTTTCTGATAACGCCAGCCTTTTTGCCCGCTCTGCAGCTTCCATGCGGGAGTATGGCTACAGTTCTGAGGAGGTACTGAAAGTCACCGAGGCGATCTCCACGGGCCTGAAATTATCCGGTGCCAGTACAGCAGAAGCCAGTTCGGTGATCACGCAGTTCAGTCAGGCACTGGCGCAGGGAGTGCTGCGCGGTGAAGAATTTAACTCTGTGAATGAGAACGGCGATCGTGTTATTCGTGCGCTGGCTGCGGGAATGGGCGTTGCCCGTAAGGATCTGAAGGCCATGGCAGATGACGGAAAGCTGACCGCCGATAAGGTTGTTCCTGCACTGATTAGTCAGCTTGGGGCGTTACGTGATGAATATGCAGCAATGCCTGATACGGTTTCATCCTCTGCAACCAAAGTTGAAAACGCCTTTATGGCCTGGGTTGGTGGTGCGAACGAGGCAAGCGGAGTGACGAAGACACTCACCGGAGTGTTGAATGGTGTTGCAGGCAATATTGATACCGTGGCGGCTGCAGCTGGTGCACTGGTTGCCGTCGGGGTAGCCCGATATTTTGGCAATATGGCGTCGTCTGCTGGATCTGCAACTGCCGGATTAATTACTGCAGCCAGAAACGAAGTAGCTCTTGCGGAAGCGCAGCTCCGGGGGACGCAGATAGCAACCGCCAGGGCGCGTGCGGCGGTTTATCGTGCGCAACAGGCGGTCGCGGCTACCCGTGGTACTGAAAGACAGGCAGCCGCAGAAGCGAAATTGGCTGCTGCCCAGGCGTCACTTACCCGTAATATTGCGGCCAGAACAGCGGCACAGACAACGCTGAATACTGTCACGTCAGTGGGGAGTCGTCTGTTAAGTGGGGCACTGGGACTGGTTGGGGGTGTGCCGGGACTTGTCATGCTGGGGGCCGCAGCCTGGTACACAATGTATCAGAATCAGGAGCAGGCCAGAGAATCTGCACGCCAGTATGCCGCAACAATCGACGAAATTCGCCAGAAAACGTCGGCAATGTCGCTTCCTGAAGCGTCAGATAATGAGGAAAAGACGCGACAGGCACTGAAGGAGCAGAACAGGTTAATTGACGAGCAGAAAAGTAAGATTAAATCCTTACAGGAAAAAATTGCTGGCTATCAGTATGTGCTGGCAAACCCGGGCTGGACAACCGATAACGGTTTTATGATTAACCACATGACGTCGGTAAAAACTGTCACAGAAGGGCTTGCCGAAGCAACAAATCAACTGGCAGTTGAACAGTCTCGCCTCACTCAAATGCAGGGCAAAGCGCAATCCATTCAGGATGTGCTTGCCGGGCTGGAGGAGCGACGGGTGGCGTTGATCCGTCAACAGGCAGCGGAACAAAACAAAGCGTATCAGTCCCTGTTGATCATGAATGGGCAGCATACCGAGTTTAATCGCCTTCTCGGGCTTGGTAATGAATTACTTCAGCAGCGACAGGGGCTGGTGAATGTACCGTTACGGCTACCACAGGCAACTCTGGATGATAAACAGCAGACCGCACTGAATAACAGCAAGCGCGAACTGGCTCTGTCCCGCCTTAAGGGGGAAGCGCGTGAGCGTGCCCGACTGGGCTATGCTGCGGATGATCTCGGCTTTGTGGGAGAGGCGTATCAGACAGCCAGACAGAATTATATCAATAACTCACTGGATGCCTGGCGAAATAACCAGGCAAATAAACCCAAAGCGCATAAAAAGACCGAAGCGGAAAAAACAGAAGATATTTATAAACGGCTGATTAAACAGCAGAAAGAACAGATAGCACTGGCAGGGCAGAATACTGAACTGGCTAAGATGAAATATCAGGTCAGTCAGGGCGAATTATCAACCCTGTCAGAAGCGCAGAAAAAAACGCTTTTGCAGAATGCAGCACTCATCGACCAGAAAAAGATTCGTGAGCAGCTTGCTGCGTATGAGAGCAGTCTGGCGGACAGTAATGCCAGTGCCCGGGCATCTGACGAAGCGCAGTTGCTGGGATATGGTGAAGGCTCACGGATGCGTGAACGACTCCAGGAAATGTGGAGTATCCGGCAGGCGTTTGAGCAGAAAAATAACGAGCTGCTGAGACAGTATCAGGCCGGAGAAATTGAAGAAGCCCTGTGGAAACAGGAGAAAGAACTGAATAAAAAATATCTGGAAGAGCGTCTCAGCGATCAGCAGGATTATTATGTAAAGGCCGATGCTTTACGCAGTAACTGGAATGCCGGACTCCAGGAGGGACTGACCAACTGGGCAGACAGTGCCACCGATTATGCTTCACAGGCGGCAGATGCTGTCGTTTCCACGATGGACGGGCTGGTATCAAATATTTTCGATGCACTGGCCGGGAATGTTGTGGAGTGGAGGAACTGGGGGAGTTCAGTTCTCCGGGAAGTTTCAAAAATTCTGATGAATGCGGCCATTGTTAACGGACTGAAGTCACTCTCCGGTGCCGGAGGGTGGCTTGGTACGGTCGGCGGATGGATTTCGGGGGCGGTGGCAAACGCAAAAGGTGGTGTTTACACATCGGCAAATCTGAGTGCTTACAGTAACACTATTGTGGATACACCGACGTATTTTGCTTTTGCGAAAGGTGCCGGGCTGATGGGCGAGGCCGGGCCTGAAGCTATCATGCCACTGACACGGGCAGCGGACGGCTCTCTTGGGGTCAGAGCCATTGGCAATGTGAATGGTGGCGGTGGATTTGTTTATTCTCCCGTGTATCACATCAGCATTCAGAATCAAGGGAGCAATGGCGAGATAGATACGCGCTCAGCCAGGGGACTGGTGGATCTGATCGACAGCAGGGTTGTGTCAATTATGCAGTCATCGCGTCGGGATGGAGGATTATACAGTGCCTGAGCCTGAAGTTTTTAACTGGATCCCCCGTGAGGGGATGGAGACGACACGAAAGCCATCAGTTATTACGGTAAAGTTTGGTGACGGATATGAACAGCGACGGGCTGGTGGTCTGAATGCGGATCTGAAAACGTTTAAACCGGTATTTCGTGTCACAGATGAATATTCCCGTGCCGCGCTGGACAGTTTTTTATCCCGTCATGCCGGGATTCGTGCTTTTTTGTGGCGTCCGCCAAAACACAACAGGACTGTCCGGGTTGTCTGCAGGGAGTGGAGCATTTCGGATAATGCCATGTATACCGATTTTAACTGTACCTTTGAAGAGGTCACTCACTGATGCAGGATATACAGCAGGAAACACTCAATGAGTGCACTAAAACGGAGCAATCCGCGCTGGTCGTGCTCTGGGAAATTGATCTGACAGAAGTCGGCGGAGATCGTTATTTTTTCTGTAATGAGCAGAACGAAAAAGGTGAACCAGTCACCTGGCAGAGGCGGCAGTATCAGGCCTATCCCATTCAGGGAAGTGGATTTGAGATGAACGGCAAAGGAGCCAGTGCAAGGCCAACGCTGAAAGTCTCTAATCTGCACGGCATGGTCACAGGGATGGCGGAAGATCTGCAGAGTCTGGTCGGCGGAACGGTGGTCCGGCGTAAGGTTTACGCCCGTTTTCTGGATGCGGTGAACTTCGTCAACGGAAACAGTGACGCCGATCCGGAGCAGGAGGTGATCAGCCGCTGGCGCATCGAGCAGTGCAGCGAACTGAGCGCGGTGAGTGCCTCCTTTGTGTTGTCCACACCGACGGAAACGGATGGTGCTGTTTTTCCGGGGCGCATCATGCTGGCCAACACCTGTACCTGGACTTATCGCGGTGATGAGTGCGGTTATAGCGGTCCGGCTGTCGCGGATGAATATGACCAGCCGACAACCGATATCACGAAGGATAAATGCAGCAAATGCCTGAGCGGTTGTAAGTTTCGCAATAACGTCGGCAACTTTGGCGGCTTCCTTTCCATTAACAAACTTTCGCAGTAAATCCCATGACAGAGACAGAATCAGCGATTCTGGCGCACGCCCGACGATGTGCGCCAGCGGAGTCGTGCGGCTTCGTGGTGAGAACGCCGGAGGGGGAAAGATATTTTCCCTGCGTGAATATCTCCGGTGAGCCGGAGGATTATTTCCGGATGTCGCCGGAGGACTGGCTGCAGGCAGAAATGCAGGGTGAGATTGTGGCGCTGGTCCACAGTCACCCCGGTGGTCTGCCCTGGCTGAGTGAGGCCGACCGGCGGCTGCAGGTGCAGAGTGATTTGCCGTGGTGGCTGGTCTGCCGGGGGGCGATTCATAAGTTCCGCTGTGTGCCGCATCTCACCGGGCGGCGTTTTGAGCACGGGGTGACGGACTGTTACACGCTGTTCCGGGATGCTTACCATCTGGCGGGGATTGAGATGCCGGATTTTCATCGCGGGGATGACTGGTGGCGTAACGGTCAGAATCTCTATCTTGACAATATGGAGGCGACGGGTTTTTACCGTGTCGCACTGACAGAGGCGCAGCCGGGCGATGTGCTGCTGTGCTGCTTTGGATCATCGGTGCCGAATCATGCCGCCATTTACTGTGGCGGCGGCGAGCTGCTGCACCATATTCCTGAACAACTGAGCAAACGAGAGAGGTATACCGACAAATGGCAGCGACGCACACACTCCCTCTGGCGTCACCAGGCATGGCACGCATCTGCCTTTACGGGGATTTACAACGATTTGGCCGCCGCATCGATCTGCGTGTGAAAACGGGGGCCGAAGCCATCCGGGCGCTGGCCATGCAGATCCCGGCGTTTCGTCAGAAGCTGAGCGACGGCTGGTATCAGGTACGCATTGCCGGGCGGGATACAGGCGAAAACGAATTATCTGCCCGTCTTAATGAGCCGCTGGCAAATGGTGCAGTGATCCACATCGTGCCGCGTCTTGCGGGAGCAAAAAGTGGCGGTGTGTTTCAGGCAGTGCTGGGGGCTGCGCTGATTGCGGTGGCATGGTGGAACCCTGTGGGCTGGCTGGGTGCCGCGGCTGTATCGGGTATGTATGCGGCAGGAGCCAGTATGATTCTGGGCGGTGTGGCACAGATGCTGGCACCGAAAGCCAGAACTCCCCGTACACAGACAACGGATAACGGCAAACAGAACACCTATTTTTCTTCACTGGATAATATGGTTGCCCAGGGTAATGCTCTGCCTGTTCTGTACGGGGAAATGCGCGTGGGGTCGCGGGTGGTTTCTCAGGAGATCAGCACGGCAGATGAAGGTGATGGTGGTCAGGTTGTGGTGATTGGTCGCTGATGAAAAACGTTTTATGTGAAACCGCCTGCGGGCGGTTTTGTCGTTATGGAGCGTGAGAAATGGGTAAAGGCAGCAGTAAGGGGCATACCCCGCGCGAAGCGAAGGACAACCTGAAGTCCACGCAGTTGCTGAGTGTGATTGATGCCATCAGTGAAGGACCGATTGAAGGTCCGGTGGATGGATTAAAAAGCGTGCTGCTGAACAGTACACCGGTGCTGGACAGTGAGGGGAATACCAACATCTCCGGCGTCACGGTGGTGTTCCGGGCAGGTGAGCAGGAGCAGACACCGCCGGAGGGATTTGAATCCTCCGGCTCCGAGACGGTGCTGGGTACGGAAGTGAAATATGACACGCCGATCACCCGCACCATCACGTCGGCAAACATCGACCGTCTGCGCTTTACCTTCGGTGTGCAGGCACTGGTGGAAACCACCTCAAAGGGGGACCGGAATCCGTCGGAAGTCCGCCTGCTGGTTCAGATACAGCGTAATGGTGGCTGGGTGACGGAAAAAGACATCACCATTAAGGGCAAAACCACCTCGCAGTATCTGGCCTCGGTGGTGGTGGATAACCTGCCGCCGCGCCCGTTTAATATCCGGATGCGCAGGATGACGCCGGACAGCACCACAGACCAGCTGCAGAACAAAACGCTCTGGTCGTCATACACCGAAATCATCGATGTGAAACAGTGCTACCCGAACACGGCACTGGTCGGCGTACAGGTGGATTCGGAGCAGTTCGGCAGCCAGCAGGTGAGCCGTAATTATCATCTTCGCGGGCGTATTCTGCAGGTGCCGTCGAACTATAACCCGCAGACGCGGCAATACAGCGGTATCTGGGACGGAACGCTTAAACCGGCATACAGCAACAACATGGCCTGGTGTCTGTGGGATATGCTGACCCATCCGCGCTACGGCATGGGGAAACGTCTTGGTGCGGCGGATGTGGATAAATGGGCGCTGTATGTCATCGGCCAGTACTGCGACCAGTCAGTGCCGGATGGCTTTGGCGGCACGGAGCCGCGCATCACCTGTAATGCGTACCTGACCACACAGCGCAAGGCGTGGGATGTGCTCAGTGATTTCTGCTCGGCGATGCGCTGTATGCCGGTATGGAACGGGCAGACGCTGACGTTCGTGCAGGACCGACCATCAGATAAGGTGTGGACCTATAACCGCAGTAATGTGGTGATGCCGGATGATGGCGCGCCGTTCCGCTACAGCTTCAGCGCCCTGAAGGACCGCCATAATGCCGTTGAGGTGAACTGGATTGACCCGAACAACGGCTGGGAGACGGCGACAGAGCTTGTTGAAGATACGCAGGCCATTGCCCGTTACGGTCGTAACGTCACGAAGATGGATGCCTTTGGCTGTACCAGCCGGGGGCAGGCGCACCGCGCCGGGCTGTGGCTGATTAAAACGGAACTGCTGGAAACGCAGACCGTGGACTTCAGCGTGGGTGCAGAAGGGCTTCGCCATGTACCGGGCGATGTCATTGAAATCTGTGATGATGACTATGCCGGTATCAGCACCGGTGGGCGCGTGCTGGCGGTGAACAGCCAGACCCGGACGCTGACGCTCGACCGTGAAATCACGCTGCCATCTTCCGGTACCACGCTGATAAGCCTGGTTGACGGGCAGGGGAGTCCGGTCAGCGTGGAGGTTCAGTCCGTCACCGACGGCGTGAAGGTAAAAGTGAGCCGTGTTCCTGACGGCGTTGCTGAATACAGCGTGTGGGGGCTGAAGCTGCCGACGTTGCGCCAGCGCCTGTTCCGCTGCGTGAGTATCCGTGAGAACGACGACGGCACGTATGCCATTACCGCCGTGCAGCATGTACCCGAAAAAGAAGCCATCGTGGATAACGGGGCGCACTTTGACGGCGACTTGAGCGGCACGGTGAATGGCGTCACGCCGCCCGCGGTGCAGCACCTGACTGTCGAAGTCACCGCAGACAGCGGGGAATATCAGGTGCTGGCGCGCTGGGACACGCCGAAGGTGGTGAAGGGGGTGAGCTTCCTGCTTCGCCTGACCGTGGCAGCGGACGATGGCAGTGAGCGGCTGGTCAGTACGGCAAGGACGACGGAAACCACATACCGCTTCACGCAACTGGCGCTGGGGAACTACAGGCTGACTGTCCGGGCGGTAAATGCGTGGGGACAGCAGGGCGATCCGGCATCGGTATCGTTCCGGATTGCCGCACCGGCAGCGCCGTCTCGGATTGAGCTGACACCGGGCTATTTTCAGATAACCGCCACGCCGCATCTTGCGGTTTATGATCCGACGGTACAATTTGAGTTCTGGTTCTCGGAAACGCGGATTACCGATATCAGGCAGGTTGAAACCACAGCCCGCTACCTTGGCACGGGGCTGTACTGGATAGCCGCCAGTATCAATATCAAACCGGGCCATGATTATTACTTTTATATCCGCAGTGTGAACACCGTTGGCAAATCGGCATTCGTGGAGTCCGTCGGTCGGGCGAGCGATGATGCGGAAGGTTACCTGGATTTTTTCAAAGGCAAGATAACCGAATCCCATCTCGGTAAAGAGCTGCTGGAAAAAGTCGATCTGACGGAGGATAACGCCAGCAGACTGGATGAGTTTTCGAAAGAGTGGAAGGATGCCAACGATAAATGGAATGCCATGTGGGCTGTCAAAATTGAGCAGACCAAAGACGGCAAACATTATGTCGCGGGTATTGGCCTCAGTATGGAGGACACGGAGGAAGGCAAACTGAGCCAGTTTCTGGTTGCCGCTAACCGTATCGCGTTTATTGACCCGGCAAACGGGAATGAAACGCCGATGTTTGTGGCGCAGGGCAACCAGATATTCATGAACGACGTGTTCCTGAAACGCCTGACGGCACCCACCATTACCAGCGGTGGCAGTCCTCCGGTATTTTCCCTGACATCAGACGGAAAGCTGACCGCTAAAAATGCGGATATCAGTGGCAGTGTGAATGCGAACTCAGGGACGCTCAACAACGTCACGATTAATGAGAACTGTCGGGTTCTGGGAAAACTGTCCGCGAACCAGATTGAAGGCGATCTCGTTAAAACAGTGGGCAAAGCTTTCCCCCGGGACTCCCGTGCACCGGAGCGGTGGCCATCAGGAACCATTACCGTCAGGGTTTATGACGATCAGCCGTTTGACCGGCAGATTGTTATTCCGGCGGTGGCATTCAGTGGCGCTAAACATGAGAAAGAGCATACTGATATTTACTCCTCATGCCGTCTGATCGTACGGAAAAACGGCGCTGAAATTTATAACCGTACCGCGCTGGATAATACGCTGATTTACAGTGGTGTTATTGATATGCCGGCTGGTCACGGTCACATGACGCTGGAGTTTTCGGTGTCAGCGTGGCTGGTAAATAACTGGTATCCCACAGCAAGTATCAGCGATTTGCTGGTTGTGGTGATGAAGAAAGCCACTGCAGGCATCATGATTAGCTGAATTTTATAACCCAGATACGGGCGCCAGAAATGGCGCCTTTTTTATTGCAGAAAAGCGAGAGGTAATTATGCGTAAATTATGTGCTGTTATTTTGTCCGCAGTAGTCTGGCAGGTCGCCGCTGCTACGCCAGCGAGTGCAGCAGAACATCAGTCCACGCTGAGCGCGGGGTATCTCCATGCCTCAACGAACGCTCCCGGCAGCGATAATCTGAACGGGATTAACGTGAAATACCGTTATGAGTTTACGGACATGCTGGGTGTTGTGACGTCATTCAGTTATGCCAATGCCAAAGATGAGCAAAAAACGCATTACAGCGATACCCGCTGGCATGAGGATTCCGTGCGTAACCGCGGGTTCAGTGTGATGGCGGGGCCGTCTGTTCGCGTGAATGAATGGTTCAGCGCGTATGCGATGGCGGGTATGGCTTACAGCCGTGTGTCGACTTTCTCCGGGGATTATCTGCAGGTGACCGACAATACGGGGAAAAAGCATGATGTGCTGACCGGAAGTGATGACGGTCGCCACAGCAACACGTCTCTGGCGTGGGGGGCTGGCGTGCAGTTTAACCCGACCGAATCCGTGGCCATTGATATTGCTTATGAAGGCTCCGGCAGTGGTGACTGGCGCACTGACGGTTTCATCGTGGGTGTCGGTTATAAATTCTGATTAGCCAGGGAATATCGCGTTATGACAGCCCGCAGTTTTGCGGGCCTTTTGGTGGAGGACATATGTCTGTTCTGATTTCCGGTGTGCTGAAGGATGGCACAGGAAAACCTGTTCAGGGGTGTACGATCGTTCTGAAGGCAAAAAGAACGACCGATACCGTGATAGTGAATACCCTTGCCTCAGAAAATCCGGATGAAGCCGGGCGTTACAGCATGAATGTTGAGCCGGGGCGGTATGCCGTTTCGCTTTTTATTGAGGGGTATCCACCGTCATATGCCGGTGACATTACTGTGTATGCGGATTCGCCGCCGGGCACGCTGAATTATTTCCTGGGAACGGTAAGTGAAGATGATTTGCGGCCAGATGTGCTTAAGCGTTTTGAAGAAATAGCGTCTGAAATTAATCGTCTGGCGGAAGAAGTAAGAAAAAAACAGCAACAGGTCAGTGCTGATACTGAAAAAGTAAGCAATGCAGCCAGTAAAGTACAGCAGGCTGAGAGAAGCGCTTCAGAGCATGCGGAGTCCGCCAGAAACAGTGCCATATCTTCTGCGACCAGTGAAAGGGATGCGGCATTGCATGCGAAGAATGCACAAAAATCTGCGCAAGACGCGGAAAGGAATGCGCAGCAAACCGGGCAACATCTGCAGGCTGCTAAAACTGCAAGCGAAGAGGCAAAGGAATATGCACGACAGGCCGGGGCATCAAAAGATACAGCCGGGGAGCATGCAGAGAAAGCAAAAAAATATGCAGAAGAAATCAAGTCTCAGGGCGAAAAAGCCAATATATCGGCCGATAAAAAAAACATACTGGTGCGACTGGGCGATGGTCTGTTTGTGAATGGCGCCCACCCACTGATCCCCAAGATGGGGGTGCACAATTATACAACCACACTGAATAATTTCCGGAGTCTGCCAGACGGAACCCGCGTATATTCACTTTCTGTTGGCGTCAGCAATCCGTTGAATACGGGCGTAATTGGCGGATATGGTATAGCGATTGCTCCCATAATTACCCCTGGTTATCTTTATCTTGATGAGCAAAAGAAATGCATACCGGCGCAGTATCTGATGGACTCGGTTACAGCCACAGCCAGTGAAATAAAAATAGCGCTGAAGGTTGTGCTGACAGGAAAACCACAGTATGCAGTAGATGTGTCGGATCTGGAAACACGGGAGGAGGGGGATAGCAGCGGCAATATTGGTTGCAAACTTTCCATCCGCATACTGGTCGGAACAACATTACGACAAAACGGAATAAGCTGA